CTTTGAATTGTTTTCTCTTCTTTGCCGCCGGCTTTGCGTAGTCTGTGTATTGCCGCTATGGTTTCGTCTACGGTTGCTTCACGCATTTTCTATTCGCTCCTTTGCAATATTAAAATAGTTTTCATCTAACTCAATACCTATAAAATCACGGCTTAGGTTTTTAGCCGCTACGCCTGTAGAGCCGCTACCCATAGTAAAGTCTAAAACCGTTTCGCCTTCGTTGGTGTAGGTTTTTATTAGGTACTCCATAAGCGCTACAGGCTTTTGTGTTGGGTGCGATTTAGCCGTATCACTTTTAAAATCTAGTATTGATTTCGGGTAGCCTGTTTTTGTTTGCACGTAATCAGGCTGTGTGACTTTGCTTGGTCTGTGGTCGCTGTGTGACTTCCCCTTGCAAACCTTATTGCAATCTTCCAACCCCTGTGGGTTATATGTCATTCTTAACTTTGCGTTCTTTGAAGTGCCCCCACCGCTAAAGATCACAACATCCTCATGCTCAGTAAGAAACCTGTATGGCGCTTGAGCGAAATGACTAATCTTTGACTTCCTCCAAACCAAGGAGTATTTGAACATCTTCAAATTACTCGCTATTAATATACTGGTAAATGGGTTTGCAGCGGTCATAACTATAGCGCCATTAGGCTTAATGATTCGCTTTAACTGCTCCCACATTGGCCCAAGTGGAATAATTGAATCCCATTTGCAGGCTGTTGTGCCATAAGGAGGGTCAGTTAGAATCATATCAACACTACCGCTTTCTATTTCTTTCATGCGCTCTAAACAATCGCCTTGCATTAATTTAAGCATTTTCTAAATCCTTTATTGATTGCAAGTATTCCTGGTAATGCTCACAGGCTATACTGATAACACTTGTGTTTTGGTCAAACGCTAACTCTGAAAAAAGTATCTCGTTCTGCTCGTAAAAGTCTTTGAATGTAATTGGTATCATTGTGTTACCTCAGTTTGGTTAATCCAGTATTCTGCGTAGACCGGTTTATCTAATAAAGCACTATAGATAGCGTTTACAATGTTGACGTCATATTCTTTTGTATATGAACTAAAAACTCCGCGATACTTTGTTGCAAATATATCAGGGCATCTTGAGGAGGCATCTGAAAAAGCGTCGCGTAGCTCAGCTTTACTGACTGAACTATTATCAGCTAGCCACTTTTCTATTAATTGGGTATGTTCATTCATTCGCCTTTCTCCAATTTTAAAACGTTGTCGTTTACCACAACAAGCAGTTCAGCTAAGTCAGCTTCTAGCACCATCAAAACAGTATCATTATGCTCATGCGCTTTGATGATGTCTATTGCATCGCTTATAGAGTGGATCATGGCTTCAACTAATAATATAAGCTCTGAGGCCTTATAGTTGCAATACCTGTTATCACGTTGTAACTGTGCAATCTTGTTACGTAGTTGGCGTGGCGGTGTTGGTGTTGGTACGTTCATTTTGCTTTCCTTGTATGATAGGTGTTGAGTGGTTGATTTATTTAGTTGAATTCTTTTAAGCAAATTAAATAATGATTATTAGCAAATTTCTCAATTGCGCGGTTTTTATTTGCATCAACTCTGAACTTAGGGATATCAAATGCAGCTATGGCAAGCGAGTAGCTAGGTTGCGCCCCATCTATAGCATCCATGAGAGTTTTTAACGGTGTGCCACCCTGTCGAACGCTCATTGTACTTCTAGCAAGTTTCTCTATCATGCTACAAATTTCCTGTTGACTTTCAGTTATAGCGAATACGTTCTGGCTTAAACTAATTGCTGCTACTAATACTGCTACTTTTAATGTTTTCATGTTTTTTCTCTCAGTTGTTTTGCTTCAGTAATGAAACTATAGAACACATAAAATAATCTGTAAAGCTTTTTTTAAATATTTAATTCTAATACTTTGTTTATGTAAGCGGTTAGGGCTAAATTCGCTGTCCTCATGGCTGTATTTTCTTTCTTGTATTCAATTGGCTCTAAAGCAAACGCTTCATCATACCGCTTCTTATAACCTTCAAATGCCGCTACCCTGTAGTGTACTTTTGATATTTTTAATATCTGCTCTTGCACCCACTTATCGTTAACGCTGCTCATTTTGCCAATCCTTAACCGCAACAAGCGCCGCTTCATAACCATAGGCGACACAAGCAAATCCTCCAGAGCTATCGACGGCAGTTAAGAAATCTATCTGCTGCTCACTTATTTTACTTGTTTTGCTCTTGCTCTTCATTTCACAAGCAAAGGACGGGCAACCATGTATAAAGATGTCAGAAGCCCCTACAACCATGCCCTCGGCTTTTTGCTTCTGGGTTTGGGCATGGCTTCGCTTGCCTTCGTTTCTAATGTGGGTGGCTACTTTGGCGGCATCTGGGTGATTCTTTTTAAGTTGATTAAAGAATGTTATCATTTCTGCACTCTCGGTTGCCTGCTTGCCTTTTAATTTATCACCGTAATACCTAATCATGGTTCAACTTCCTCCGCTTGGTTATGCGCTAACGCTGTAAAAAACTCACCTCTTTTAACACTGGTTATTGTTTTTGGCCTTTCCCCTGCGCCTTTTTGTATGGCTCCGATAAAGGCATCTATGCTAGGGCAGTTTCTACCAAATACAGCCATAGATAAACTGCCCCACGTTGCCCCGCGACCTGGGGAATACCAAATGGGAAACGTTCTAAAGCTTGTTGTGTAATCAATTCTCAGGGACTCATTACCTTTCTTGCTAACCCACTTTTGACAATACCAGTTTATTACCTTATCACTAGTCGCTGTGCTTGGTGATGCCTTTATCTTTTTAAATTCCAATTTTAATTTTTCGTTTGGGTCTATCAACTCGCCTTTGCATTTTTTGCAATACCTGGCCGCTATGTCATTCTCATGTTCACAATCTTTGCAGCTCTTGAACTCCCATCTATGTCCGCATTGCTCTAAATGTCCTTCTGTTATGTCGCCATGTTGACACCTTCGCCCGAAGTGAGCAGGCATTGGCTTGCCGTCTATCTCGACTGGCTCACCACTAAGATCGATAAAATAACCATCATCATCTATATTAAAGCCTTCTTTGTTTGGGCGTAATGTGAAAAGATTGATGTTTTTGCAAACTGGGCATTTTGTTTCATACTCCCCAGCGGCCTCTTTGTTGCCGCCTGCTTTTATATCAGGTTTAAACAAATCATCTTCTAACCCATGGCGTTCAATGTTTTCTGCATAATCAAGCACAAGGCAATCCGTTTTACCTTCATTTAATCGAAGGCCGCGTCCAATTATTTGTTGTAGTAGCCCAGGGCTTTCTGTTGCTCTTAATATCGCAATGCAATCAACGTGTGGCGCATCAAATCCAGTGGTTAATACTGAGACATTGACTAGGTATTTAAACTTCTCTTCTTTATATTCCTTGATAGTCTTAGCGCGTTCTTTCTTGCTGGTTTCACCTGTGATTAATTTACTGTCACTTGGTAAGCTTGCAAGCACTTCCTCCGCATGTTGTATTGTTGCAGCGAAAAACATTACACCGCGTCTACCGTGAGATATTTGCATTACCTGGTCGACTATCTCGCTGGTTTTTCTGCCATGGCCTTCGAATGCTTGCTCAATAGTAGCCTTGTTTTTAAAATCAATATGGCTGGTATCATAACCCTCCCCAACTTGTGTGGTGGGTGGTGTAAGGTATCCACTTGCAATTAACTCAGGCGCGGTAACAGTGCAAACCAATCTAGTAAAGAACGGGTCTGTGGTGTTATCCATCAAGGAATTTCTTTCGTCGTAGTTGTAAATGTAACCACTGCCTAGGCGATAAGGTGTGGCAGTCAACCCAATCACCCTTAGCTTTGGGTTATCTTCTTTCATTTCTTTGATGATGTTTTTAATAGTTGGCGATATACCGTGGCATTCATCTATTATTACGGCGGCGAAGTTTTTAAAACTTTTAATGTTATTATTAACAGAAATTGGAGAGCCAAACACTACATCATTCTTTAAGCATTTTGAGCCAACTGAAGCCGAATACATAGAAGCCGGATTGCCATACGCCAAATACTTTTCGCGGTTTTGTTCAATCAATTCTTTTGACGGAGCCAAACATAATACCTTTTTGCCACTCTTGTCTTTTATGGCCTTAGCTAATTCTGCCACTATAAGCGACTTGCCTGCTCCAGTTGCGAGCGAAAGTACGCAGGGGTCAAAGCATTTAAAGACATGGTTTAACGTTTGGTCAACAGCGGCTTGTTGATAGTCTCGAAGTTTAAACACTTATCTCACTCCCCATGACTTAGTTGGCTTACCCCTATATTGGTCTAAGTCAACGTCTTTTAGCTCTGGAATATTCTTATACTGAACACTGCCTTTACGTTCAATTGGATAAACCAGCAGGCCACTAACATTGCTTTTCTTTCCGTCTGCACATGATATTAGCTGTTCTCTAAGGCTATCGAGCTTCACTTTAAGCTGTGCAATTGAATCTTTTGTGTTGTTGTATGCTTCAGCCAATTGGACTGACACCATCGTTTGCACAAGAGGCGCTAGGTGTTTCTCTGGGCTTTTAAGCTCTTCTAGGTAGCTATCATAAAATGCTTTTAGTTTTGGTAGGCTGTTATCAAACCATGCTTGGGAATATTCAACAGTCTCTAAGCTTGAGTTAATGGTACTCCATTGGTAGAAGTGGCACTTCTTTCGGCCTGTCACTAACATCTCAAATTGCATTTGAGCATAATACTGTGGCTGTAGTAGCGCTGTTTTAAACTCTCCGCCATCTCTTTTAGAGAAAGGGCATTTGATTTCAAGTACTGCCCCATCACTGACCAATCCGTCTGGGCTTGCGCCAATCCATGGGTACTCTTCAGATATGTGGAACCCAGTTTCCTCCACATCAAGGCCGGTTTCCATTTCAAAATCCTTCTCTGCAAAACTCTCAAACTTGTTTCCATACTCAGTTGCAATGTTTCCGTTGAATTCAGATTCAGCGCCGTTAGCTTCACGAACCATTGAACGCATCACATCTTTAGGTTTTCTGAATGGACACATTCCTAAAATTGCGCCAGCACTTGAACCTGTAATTTTGCCCTTACGCTTCAAAAACCATTCTTTACTTCTCTGGATTTCCATTTAATATTCTCGCTCTTTCTTTGCTGTGACTATCGCAGCTTGTTAGGTGAAAATGCCCGCACTCTGGGCATTTGTAAGGACTTAAACCACATTTATTGTAATTTAATTTAATTTTTTTAATTACTGACTTTGCTGATTTTCTACTTGAATAAGTTACCTTTGTGCATCTCACATTTATTCCTTAAAATTAGCGCCCGAAGGCGCTGTTTAAATTAAAAAGGAATTACAACATCAATATCGTCAATTGGCGCGGTTGCTGGTGGAGCCGCCCCAACTATAGGAGCAACTGCTGTTACCCAGTTGCCTTCCTTGCCGTTGATTTCCCATACATCGACTTTGATTATCATTGGTTTATTTACCAGGTTGATATTTAAAGCCATGTCGTCAGGCTGTACGCCTGCTCGCATAAGTGCGCCACCTGCATTGGTATCAATAGCTGCAAGCATTGCTTTAGCTCGGTTGCTCTTGGCTGGGTCTTGCTCTAACACTTTAATTTTGTGATAGATTTTGCGACCTTTAAACTCACCATCAATAACAGACCAACGCAAACTAATATAGCTCTCATCGTTATAGCTATCCCACTTGGCTTCGTCAATTACACTGCGCAACTGAGTATCTGCTGGGATAGGCTTAAAAGAACCACCGCCGATTTCAAAAGTGCTTACTGCTGTTGCTTCACCGAAAAAATTAGTCATATTTATAATCCTGGAATATAGTTAGAAAAAGGGTTTACATTTAATAATACTGGCAAATCTTCTGTAATGCCGTATCTGTTCTTGCTTACATTAGACGCCGTTGCTGTTACTGATAACACTCTTGAGCCGTCTGAAATTATTTTTTTATCGTCTTTAACAAACGATTGAAGTTTGATAAATCCGACAACATCAACATCGTCAACATATGGCGAGGTTGACCGCTTGCCTAACCGCAAATTATACCTTGTGTAAGGGTCTTGGTCTGGCAAATCAATTGTTTCAGTGTCGGCGTGAGCTATAAAAACAATATGCATACCTTTATTGTTTAACAGCCCGCAAGCCTTGCGAACCCTGCCATGCAATGCTGCTACTGCAGTAAGCCCCGCACCATACCCACCCATAGCTTGGTTAATTGATTTAGGCTTCTTTGGGTCTGACTCGACAATGTTTTCAATAAACATTCTTTCTAAAGCTGTTACGCTGTCAATAACCAGCGTTTTGTACTGGTGCTCTTCCTTTATGAGAGAGCTTAATTGTTCCCATAAATCATTTACGCTAGTTAATACCGGAAAGGCATCCGGTCTGCTTTCAAGCGGTATTGCTTGCAATCCATCTTCTGCTCTAATAAAAATAGGGTTTGGAAATGTAGCTGCTAAAGAGCTTTTTCCTAATCCTGCATCACCAAGGATAGTTACCAACGATGGCCTATCTTCTGGCTTTCTTATCATGTCAAGTATTGACATTTTGCTTCTCCTTCTCTCGATTTCGGAATGAATCTTAACTTAACATGTTTTAGGCTGTCAACAAATTATTAAAAATAAATGAAAAAACTTAAACTTTACTTATGTGCGTACTTATAATAGTATTCGCTCAGAAACTAACCCACTATAGAGAAACATATGACACTAGCTCAACGAATGAAAAAAGAACAAAAAGAATCCCTAAACTTATTAATAGAATGGTTTGGTGGTCAGACTAAAACAGCGCATTATCTAGAAACGACAAAGCAGAATGTGCATTCATGGGTCAAGCGAGGCCGTATAAGTGCTACATTTGCCATCGTTGCAGAAGAAGCAACACAGGGCGATATAACTAAAGAGCAGTTGCGCCCTGATGTCCTGACGTGGGGTAAGCCATGATTCAAGCCTCCGAGTACAGGGATGCGGGGTTCCATGTTTTTGGTTTACATGGTACTACCCGTGGAGTATGTGGTTGCGGCAATGAAGATTGCACAGCATTTTATAAGCACCCGATGATTAGTAATTGGCAGATAACACCGTTATGGGATGCCGGGCAGTTTAGCGTTATGCAAGATATGGGAAGCTTCAGCACAGGATTTGGCGTCTTGTGTGATGGCTACCTGGTAATTGATATTGACCCTCGCAACGGTGGCAACGAAGGTTATGAGCAGCTAGTAAAAGACACAGGTATTAATTTCAAAGAAAGCTGTGGTTTTTTAGTGGCTACTGGAGGGGGTGGTTGGCACATATACTATAAGTATGACGGAGTAGAAAAGCTATCTTCTAATAT